TACGATATGCATTTCGTCATTAGAGCCAGCACTTGACCTATTACTTGTGTAACTTGAAGTACCTGGTGCTCCATTGAACTGTTGTGCAAATTCCCACTCTCTTGATATAGCTGCTCCACTGGCTACAGCGGCATCTAATCCTTGAGTAGAATCGTCTTCTTGTGCAATAGTAACTGTTGCGGCTCCGGTTGAACCTGAATCAAAAGCAATTGCTGATATTTTGTATCTAGTAGTATCTGATGCTATAGCAGTAATGATATCACCAACTATGAATTTCTCACCAAGAGCTACTTCGATTGAAGTACCACCTTTAGATGAAGTTCCATTAGTTGTTGTAACACTAGCTTGACTATAAGGGTTAGCACCACCACATACTTGGATTTTAAGTGAATTACCTAAAGCTCCAGCATATCGAGCACCATAATTACCGACTGACGCACTGCCATCGTTATAATTATCTCTATAGTGAGTTTTGTTTTTGATTAACAAAGACTGTCCACTTGTTGTTGTCGCGTTAACCATATTAGTTGTCGCGATACGAACTACTTTTAAGTCAATCCCGTAATCTAGAAAGTTAGAAGCAGGGTAAAAATGTTCTGCTGCTATATCTGTATTAGCGGGTTCCCCGAATAAATCTACAAGCCCTTTACCTGAACTTACTGTAACTACCTCTTCGGCTGGACCCCAACCAAAGTGACCACAATATGCTCCTGTCGAACTTGAGACCGCAGGAATAACATTAGTAGCATCTATTTCTTGAACCAGTACGCCTGGCGAAACTTGAAATGCCATGTTTATTATCTCCTAATAATTTTATTTCGAAATAAAATTTGTTAATTTAAGTTAAACAATGAGTTTATCTCATCATTAACTAGTATTTATAATTTAGTAAACTTTTACATCATCAACAACTGTCCAAACATCACCACCTTCTTTGTATGTTTTTTCTAAATTTGAACCGTCATCTATGATTCCAAAAGGTACCATATCATCTTCTATCATTTGTTGTTGTTCGTCATACAACATTTTCTTTAATTCTAAGTCTGTTAGACTCTGAAAGTAAGGTGTCGTAACAAACCATGAAAATAGTACTAGATTCATGACTAAATCATCATGATTACCACCGTCAGCTTCATACGACATACCTTTAGCAACGAAAGTTACTAATTCGTTGATAGTAAACTTATCAATAACTCTTAATTTATTTTCTTCCATCAACTCTTTGAGAGTAGAACAACCTATCTGTTTAACTTTTCTTGTCATTGTGACACCTATACCACTAGCTTTGACACTTGATTGTGTAAATACATTTGGGTATTCTATGTCATAATGAAGACTATTACAGACTATTTGACCTTGATCATTGTTCTCTACAACAACTAAAGCTTCATTGTACATACTAGCATATCTAGCTATTACATCTGGAAATAACAGTGGTGATATCATATTATCACGATATATACCGACTTGTTTAAAAGGTTTTTCAGTTACATCAAAAATAGAGAATGTAGAATAGTCTTGACCTCGACCTTTAGCTACATCAACTGTCATTACATAAGTGTTGTCTTTTCTGGGTTCTTGGTATAGATGTACATTTTCTCTAGTCCATAAAGCGTCGTGTCCTTGTAAACCTAATAGAGTATTTGCATTAATTAATGTATTACCAGTACCTAAGAATGAATTACCAAATTCTTGTTCGAACTGTAATTCAGAAGTGTTCGCGATAGTTTGTTCTTTCCATTTATCATCTCTACCAGGTACATCCCACCAATTAATAGTATAAGGTTGATATTCGTTTTTTCCGTTTTGAGCACCTTCATATAGTTTATGATACATATTACCAATACCATTAGCTGTAGATGTAATGATAACTTTTGATTTACCACCTGATGTTACTACAGGATATGTAGATGTATAAAACTGTTCAGCATTATCTACGAACGCGAACTCATCAAGATAAAGTAGATTTACTGAGAGACCACGAATAGAGTTAGCACCAGTAGCTGAAGCTATGATTCTACTATCATTTTCGAATTCGATTGAACCTTTGTTTAGTGTCTTTGTGCCTGGTTGTAAAAAGAAAGGTACATGCTCTAACATTGTCGTAATACGAGCTAACATCTCTCTAGCTGTAGAACCTTTGTTAGCGAGAATAGCTATTGTTTGTTCAGGTTGAAATAGAAGATACCATATAAGAAAGGCACAAGTTGTAATAGACTTACCAGACTGTCTACAGGCCAGTACAATACTAAAACGATTCTCATCAAAATGTGTAATTAGATCATCTTGATATCCGCGAAGTTTAAAGGGTACTAAACCTTCATCTAGTGAAATAATTTTGATATAGTTTTCAATGAAGTGTGTTGGACTTTCCATACACTTCTTATATTCTAAGATTTCTTCTTCTGTCCATTCAGACTGAACACCAGCCCTTTTAACATTGATATTACCTAGATAACCTTCATTCTTGTGCATTTTTCTGTTTCAACAACTTTTGTAATTCAGTAGATGAACCGACAAAAAGATTGTTCTGAACTTTATCAGGCATACTATCGTCTTTGTCTAATTGTTTCATCTTAGCTTGTAAGTCAATCAATTTCTCTGTTGTTTCTCCGACTGTTTTGATTAGTTGACCAGCTACTTCATATACTCTAGGGTGTTCTGATTCTTTCGCGATATCTAATATACCTTCAATAGCATCTTGACCTCTTTCTACAAGGTTGTAGAATATCTCTCTAGAATATTTGTAATCTGTACCTTTATCTTGAGTTGTAGATGTTATTGTAGGTAGATTTTTTTCTACTTTTACAATTTCACCTTGTATGTCAAGAAGTTCGTCTAATTTTTGATCGACTTTACTCATAATAACTATTTATACTTATTTAGGATCGCTAGATTTATCGTCTGAATAAGTTACTGTAGGTTGTTCAAACCATTCTGTTGTTTCATCATAGGTTATATCATCACCTGTTTGTGCGTCTATTGGATTTGGTTTAACGACTTGTTCTATTACTTTACCAGCTGTATCAGTACTTGATATCTCACCACTACCTGGTTCTAGATAAGTTCTAACTTTAGCTGTTCTGATAACTTCTGATTTAGTAACAGGTCCATATATGTAATTTTTCATTATAAATTCTAAACTATATGTTAAAACTTGTCTTGTTTCTAAATCACCTTCGTATGTATCTTCTTGACTTATACCTTGTAAAATAATGGGTACATCTCTTTTATCACCCATATCAGGTATTGTATTGATTGTTACTGTATAATCGGGTTGAAAGTATGGCATGATCTGTTCGATAATTTGTAAACCATCATCTGTATTCTTTACAAGAACACTCAAAGTAAATCCTAAATTATATGGAACAGGCGCATACTGATATTTCATCTTTTGTGGGTTTGTAGCATCAGCTGCTCTAAATTGTGTTTTCTTTGTTAATTTTCTTGTACTATCGTATTCAATAGAAGTCAACTCAAAACCCATTCTAGGTAATGTGATCGCGACAGCTTTAGCTGTTGGATCTAATGTAGATTGTAAACGAGCTATCCATCTTGAACGAGGTCCATATGCTAACGGAACAGGTACAACTTTTCCGTCTGGCCTTTCAATCGTAATATTATTAAATAAAGTTCCAAATACTGAAACAGCTCTTTTAATAGTTGAATGATAAAAATGATTTCCGAACATTATGTAGCCTCACCGAATGGATTACTTTCTGAGAAATCTATGATTCCGTCAGCATCTGTTTCTATTTCTAAGTTGAATGCACCTGGGTCATTCGACATTTCTTGAGTTTCACCTACACTATTGATACTTCTTCTAGATGCTAGACTATCTTCTAGAACTATATTATCAAATGATGTAGAATCACCCATACCAACTTCTAGGGCTATAGCATCACCTTGAGTAAATGTCTCTAATTGAATATTATCTGTACCTGTTTCTCCATCTGTTATGTAACTTGGTAATTCAACTCCGGCTGTACCGTTTTCAAAGTCAATGTAGTACCCTTCTTGTCCTGTTCCGGATAAAATGATTTTATCGTTGTCTAGTGAATCCTCAGCGAGTATATTACCTTCTGTTGTATCTGTAAGTACAAAAGTTTGATATTCTCCTGATGTATCGTTAGATGATATCTTACCAATAGAAAGTTTATTTGTATCTTCACTCCAAGCAGCTACAGTACCTTTAACAATAACTGTTTCAGTTACTAATTGTGATATTCTCTCACCAACAACAAAATCTCTACTGTTTGGTGTATTCGCTAATGTCAATGTAGTGATAGCACCTGTCGCGAGATCCATATCTGTATCAATAGCTGAAATATCTGTATTGAAATCTTCACCAGAGTACTCAAATAAGTCACAACTCATTTTGAAAGTATAGAGTCTTCCTAATTGATAGAATGTATTTTCGTGTTCAACAAATTTGATTTCAAATAAACTATTTGATAATGGGAAATAGATTAAATCACCTTCATTCGGTCTTACTCCTGTGGCCAAATTTCCATCTAGAGAAACGAATCTTTGCCAAGTTCTTCTTGATATTATAAAGTTGGCCGATTCTCTAGTTTCAATACCAAATTTAGAATATAATTCACCTTCACCTTCGAATCCGTCATTACCTTCAAGATAGAGTTCTACTTCATAAGCATCATCAAAACTAGAAGACGC